GCCAACCCGTTGGCGGGCTTGGACGGTATGAGCGGAACCGCCAGCGCCATTGTGGGCCACGCGAAGCTGCAGTACCGCACTGTGGCGACACCGGGCAATCGCATGCCCAAGATTCTGACCACCACCGGCGTCTGCACCGTGGAAAACTACACGGAAAGCGGCGCGGGCAAGGTCGGCCAGTTCCACCATTCGCTGTCTGCCGTAATCGTTGAACTGGACGGCGACCGCTTCCACCTTCGCCAGCTGCATTATTCCAAGTCGCTGAACGCGGTGACGGATGGCGTGCGCGGCGTCATGTACCTGCCGAACGGCCGCACGAAGAAAGCCCCGCGCCCGCTGGCCCTGGGCCAAGGCGATACCCACGTGGACGTGGTGGACCCGCTGGTGGACAAGGCCACGCACGGCCCGGACGGGCTTGTGCGAACGCTTCGGCCGCAGTATGTGGTGTGGGCTGACTTGTTGGACGCGGGTTCAATCAATCACTGGGATGAAAAGGACCAGCTGTTGCAGATTGCCAAGGAACGGGGCGGGGTCCGCAACATCGAACAGGAAGTGGCCCGGTCAATCGAACACGTACGGGCGCGCACCATCCCCGGCGTGGAAAACATCATCCAGGCCGCGAACCACAATGACATGCTGCGCCGCTGGGTCGTGGGCTGCATTCAACACGGCTTCCGTGACCCCCTGAACGCGCCGTTTGGTCTGCGCGTCGGTGCGTATCTGGCCGCTGGTGCCCACATAGGGCCGCGTGGCCCCAGCTATCCCGATCCGTACAAATGGCTGTTTGACAGCGCCAACGTTCCCCAGGCGCGCGTGTTGGACCTTGACGAACCGTTTGCACTGGCCGACGTGGAAATGGGCATGCACGGCGACATAGGCCCGAATGGTACGCGCGGCAGTCGCAAGAACTTGGCCCGCATCGGAACCAAGTCCATCATTTTCCATAGTCACAGCCCCGGCATTGAAGAGGGTTGTTATCAGGCTGGCACGTCCACGAAGCTGCGGCTGTCATACAACCATGGCCCGTCGTCCTGGCTGAACACCCACGTGCTGCTGCAACACGACGGCAAGCGCCAGCTGGTGAATATGATTGACGGCCGGTACACGGTTTGACACTATCGTCAAATGAAACTACTTTCCGATTTGTCCGGTAGCACCATATCCACCATCGGGTATGATGAACACGGCCGGGTATATATCGAACTGACAACCGGTGTATGCCTATTCCTTGATGACGGTATTGGCGGTCCGGTAACTGTAGCCGCACGCCGTCCCGCCGATGATACAACCTACTATCTGGAGTGAGCATGTCGAAGGTGTTATACGTCGCCGGCCCGATGACCGGCATTCCCCACTTTAATTTCCCCCTGTTTGATGCTGTGTCAGCCGCCCTTCGCTCCCAGGGCTACACCATCATTTCCCCAGCCGAGACGGACCACGAACAGACACGCGCCGCAGCCGTGGCCAGCCTGACGGGCGACGTTGCGGAACTGGCCACCGTGGAAGGTGCCGAAACCTGGGGCGACTGTCTGGCCCGTGACGTGAAGATGTTGGCGGACGGGTTCCCGGTAGACACCGAAGAAAGCGACGCCGATTTCAGGGCGCGCGTTCTGGCGGCCCAGGCTTCGGCTGACGCGTCGGGCGGTAACGTGACCCTGGACCCCGTGGGGTTCGTACGTCGCATTGACCGCAGTCTGTTGACCATTGACGGCCTTGCGCTGTTGCCGAACTGGGAGAAATCCCGCGGCGCGCGTCTGGAAGCGTTTGTGGGGCTGCTGACTGGCAAGGAATACTTCACGGTGGAAACCGTTGCAGCTGGCCCCGGTGCCTACGGGTATTTGCTACAGGCTTCGTCCCCCGATTGGGTGAAGTCCATGTTGGCCAAGGACTGGGGTGACGCCATCCTGATGCATACGCCGACGTACCCATGACGCGGCGTACCGCGCCGGTCGGTCGCAGACAAACCGACACCAAAGAGTCGAACCCGAAAGAGGCATTTGGCGAACAAAAGATGCCCCTGGGCCTTGCGCCTGACACCGCCATCACAGAACTGAACCTTGCGTTTCTGGAAGGTGCGCTGAAGTACGGGCAATATAACTGGCGCATCGCCGGTGTGAAGGCTTCGACGTACAACCGCGCGATGGAGCGCCACCGGAAGAAATGGTGGAACGGGCAGGACCGTGACCCCACCACGCGCGTGCGGGAGCTTGCCAGCGTGATGGCGTGTTGTGCCATCCTGATTGACGCGGAGTTTTGCGGCAAGCTGACAGACGACCGTCCGCCGCGGGCCGACATGGAACGTGTGTTGCGGGAAGCGGCTGCCGTGGCCGCCCACCTTAAACAGCTGTTCAAGGACCATAACCCACCGCAGTACACGGAACGCGAGTACGGCGGGGCCGCTGTGGCGTTGTCCGCGCTGCGCAGTGTTCCCGCGGGAACAAAGACCGACAAGGCCCGACAGCGGGCGCGGCGTGTGATTCGTCGCCGGCTGCGCGAAATCCAGGCCATCAATGTGGGAACCGGCATCCCGCCAGTGACGAAGGCAACCCGCAGCGGCTGACTGCGTTTGCCATAACGTGGCACCCCAGACCATAATGGGGTGCCATGGATATCACCACCCACGAAGGCCACCCCCTGTTTGCACTGGACCGGTCCATGCGTCGCAAGGACGCGGACGGCCATTTGCATGTGGAAATGTCGAACGTTTCCAAGGCCAACGTGTGCCCGTACTTCGGGCGCGAAATCCCGAACGGTAAGGCCCTGGGCCTTGACCCGGACAAGGTGTACATGCTGTACCGGGACCCGGCCGAACTGAAGGCCGCAGCCCCGACGCTGGCGGGTAAGCCGCTGCTACTGCACCACAAGCCCATCACGTCGGAAGACCACCCCGACGAACTGGTGGTGGGGTCTGTCGGAACGGATATCCGCTACGAACACCCTTATTTGCGCGCCCCGCTGTCAGTCTGGCGGCAGGACGCAATTGACGCCATCGAAGCCGACCCGCGCGACCCGGACGCCCCGGTACCGCAGCGCGAGCTATCCCCCGGCTACCGGTACACCGCCGACATGACGCCGGGCGTTTCGCCGGAAGGTGTTGCATTTCATGGACGAATGAGAGAGATTAAGTTCAACCACGTTGCCATCGTGACGGAAGGCCGGACTGGCCATGACGTTGTGGTGGCAGACGCCCAACCTGCAGGACTGTTAAAAATGCGTTTTCCAAAGATCATTGCAGCCATTGCGGCAATCATCCCGACCATGAAGGCCACCGAAGCCTTGGCCCTGGATGAAGCGTTGGCTGTAGACACGGCGCGCAAAGACGCAGACGGCGACTTTGACGGGGACGAATTCCCCGACATGTCGGCCGATGCGAAGAAAGCCGCGCTAGACGCGTACTGCGGCAAGATGGGCAAGGCCATGGACAAGCTGACCGCTGCCGAAAAGCGGGAAGCGTACAAGGCTGCGAAGGACAGCAACCCGGTTCCGGGTTCGGGCAAGGAAAAGCCGGCCATGGACGAAGCCACCGTGTCGGCACGCGTTGCCGAAGCGGTAGCCGCGGCGACCAAGGACATGGTTCCGAAGGCCGAAGCCGACAAGCTGGCCCAGGATGCGGCCACCGCTGCGTCAGCCAGCGTCCACGCGCTCTATCAGGCGCGGCAGGCCGTTGAAGCCACCGTGGGCGTGTGCGCCCTGGACAGCGCGGAAGCTGTCTACCGTTTCGCCCTGGACCACCTGAAGGTGGACCACAAGGACACCGCAGTGGCGGGTTTGCCCGCGCTGTATGAGGCAAGCGCCAAGGCCGCGGGCACCGCGCCCGGCGTCGCGCTGGATGCCGCCCCGTCAACCAAGTTCGACCCGAAAATTTTGGGTCTTTCACACATCCGCAAGGGTTAAGCAGTCATGACACTCGGACGCAATGGTTTTCAAACGCGGGTCAACCGCAACCCGCCCCTGGCCGTAGCTGGTGCATTCGCCAGCATGAACCCGCGCGCCACCGTTCTGGGCGGTGCCGGCCAGTTCCGCAGTGGCAACGGCACGAACTACCTGGGCCAGCAGAATCTTGCCGTTGTCGGCAATTTCGCATGGTTCGCGGGCCAGTTCGCCGGGTCGCAGAAACCCAGCGGCGCAAGCGTCGTGGGCTTCGTGGCCAACGAACTGCAGACCGTCATTCCTTTCCCCAGTTCGTCAGACGCGAACTACCCGAACGTCGTTCGGTTGGCCGTCGAAAACGGCTTCCCGGTGACGGGGTTCACGGTGTCCGATAACTGGGCCGTCCCGGTCGGTGCAGTCAACGGCATCGTTTCGCCCGGCGACAAGGTGTACGCCCGCGCGTACGACGGTGCGCCCACCAACGATTCGGTGGAATTCAGCGCGACCGGCGTGCAAACCGCGTCCAGTTCGACCGTGACCATTTCGGCCGTGACCAAAGGGGCGCTTGTCCCCGGCGTCCAGCTGCAGGGTACGGGCCTGGGAACCGCCCCCACCGTCGTGGCGCAGCTGACCGGCACCCCCGGCGGCGCGGGCACCTATCAGCTGAACGAAACGACCGGTTTCGCTTCGGCCACCGTGACCGTCAACGCCGTGGACACGCTGTACCAGTGGGCCAGCGCGACCGTGGCCGGCGCATCGTTCACCGGCGTCATTGACGCGAACGGCGTCCTGACCGCTTCCAGCGTTACGGGCACAATCGGCGTTCCGGCCAACGGCCTGAACGATGACCCCCAGAACCTGACCGGCACGGGCGTGGGTCCGAACGTGTTCATTGTTTCCCAGCTGTCTGGCACGGCCGGCGGCGCAGGCACCTACCAGACGAATTCGCTGGTGGCTGTGGCGTCCACGACCATGACCACTTCGGAAGCCCAGCTGGCCAAGATCAGCCGGACGATTTAAGGGCCGTCCACACCAACATTCGATAGAAGGTACACTGAAATGTCGCGCATCATGATTGCAATGGACGTGGACGCGGTTCGCGCCGCGGCGAAGGCCGGCCACACCGCCGAGATTTTCAAGCGGTGGAAGGCCAAAGGCATCACGTTTGACTCCCGTCTGGGCAAGATGGGTCTGTTGAACGTCTCGGCGGAAGAGATTGACGAAACCTGCCGCTGGGATGAAACCAACCCGTCCGTTCTGTTGGCGTGCGACGCCCAGCCGGACCTTGTGACCCAGGCCAACGCCGGCATTCCCGCGTGGCTGACGAACTATTTCGACCCGCGCATCATCAACATTGCCGTGTCGCCCATGCAGGCCACGGAAATCGTCGGTGCCGAAGAGAAAAAGGGCGACTGGACCACGACCCACGCGCAGTTCATCAGCGTGGAACTGACGGGCGAAACCGCCGCGTACGGCGACTTCGACAACAACGGTTCGTCCGGTGCAAACCTGAACTTCCCCATTCGCCAGTCGTTCCTGTACCAGACGTTTTCGAACTGGGGCGAACTGCAGATGGCCCGCGCAGGCAATGCCCGCGTGGACTGGGCGAACAAGGTGAACGAAGCCAGCATTTTGGTGCTGAACAAGTACCAGAACGCCAGCTATTTCTTCGGTGTCGCCGGCATCCCGAATTACGGGCTGCTGAATGACCCCAACCTGTACGCGTCCATCGCGGCCACGGCCCCCTGGAACGCGTCCACCACGACCCCGGAACAGGTGTACGAAGATGTTCGCCGGCTGTACCTGCAAATGCAGTACCAGTCTGGCGGCACCATCCGCATGGACGCCCAGATGACGCTGGCCATGTCCAACACCCTGGAACCGGCGTTGGACAAAACCAACACGTTCGGCTTGTCCGCGCGCAATCAGCTGGCCAAGCATTTCAAGAACCTGACCGTGAAGACGGCAGTGGAGTACCAGACCGGCGCGGGCCAGCTGGTGCAGCTGATTTGCAACAAGGTGATGGGCCAGGAAACGGCCGTCACTGCGTACACGGAAAAGCTGCGCGCCCACGCCGTCGTGGTCGGTTCGTCCAGCTGGTCGCAGAAAAAGAGCCAAGGCACCTTCGGCACCGTGATTTTCAACGAGACGGCCATTGCGTCTTTGATCGGTGCGTAAGCCGTGGCTGTCCCAGTCGTCACAGCCGTATCAGTACCGTTCCCGGCCGGGGTGGCAGCCGCTACCCTGGCCGGTGCGCTGTACGGCGTTATGTTCGACGCCACCCAGAACGCCCCGGAAGCGGTGCTGACCATCAATGTGGCCACCAATCAGGCCACCCCGACCGATTACGAACCGGTCATGGTCAACAGTGCGCCCGGCGGTGTCTATCCCCGACCGCTGCAAATCCCCATCGGTCAGGGCGGATTTTTCCCCCTTCCCCCCGAAGCCCAGAACCTGCCCGCGAAGATTCAGCTGCAAGTGCAGAACGCGGGCGCAGCGGTCAGCGTTCAGCTTGTCACGTCGGCATGATGCGCCCCATTGAAGGGTTTTTCGCTTCGCGCAACCCATACGCTGTTCAGGTGTCCGGGCCTATCGCGTTCCGCGCGGGCCTGGACGGCTTGGCCGTGTCCCGCTTCGGCTGGGGCGACCTTGACACCGGCTTTGTGGACAACGTGCGGTCCAACCCGGCCCAGGTGTTGGCCTATGTCTTCCCCTTTGTCACCGGTAACAGCGCCATACGCGTCTGTTGCGGCGGGGCGCGGTTCGTGCGCCCAGGTGTCGGAGTAACGTTTCTGCGGTCCGGGGACTATTGGGTGCGGTTCCAGGGCGGTGCGCAGGCTGGCCAGCCGGTGTACGCGTCATTAGTTGACGGGTCCCCCATATCGGGCCAAGCTACGAACGCCGAACTTACCCGCTGGTTCGTGGCGACCAACGCCCCGCCCGGCGGTCTTGCCATTATTTCCACAACCACCAAGGTGACAACGTGACTCAACCTGACCCGAGAGCTAACGCGAACCCTCAGATTACTGCAGGGGAACCGGACAAAGCGGGCGGAACCAAAATGATTTGGGTGGGCTGCAAGCTTCCCAACGGCCTGATTTGTGAGCTAGGTTCCCGCGATGACGAGAATTACAAGGCCGTTCGCCTGAAAGGGTCGAACGATGCCAACGTCATTGGCGGTTATGGCCTGACGCAAGTCAGCGAATCGTTCTGGAACGCGTGGGTGAAGAAACACGCGCGCCTGGACTTCGTGAAACGGGCCTTGGTGTTCGTGGAACAGGACCGCGCCAGTGCGGAAGACCACGCGCGCGACGAAGCCGAACGAAAGAACGGCCTGGAACCACTGGACCCCTTGAAGGTGGACGTAAAGGACCCGGAAACGGGCATGCCGCTGTTCGAAGTGGATAAAGCCCACCTTGCGCAAGGTCGCCGCGACTTGGCCAAAATGGGCCAGGGCCGCCGGTAAGGTGCCGTCATGACCGTGCAGGCATGCCCACCGTCAACCCCAATCACCACCGGCGTTGTGGTGTTCGTGCCTGCCGACTTCAAAACGGCGTTCCCCCCGTTCGTCACGGTGTCGGATGTCGCGTTGCAAATGTCTTTCACACTGGCAACCACGCAGCTTACGAACAGCTGTTGTTCGCGCGTGAAGGACGCGAACCTGCGCGAAACCCTGTTGAACCTGCTTACGGCGCACATCACCGCGCTGAAGGACGGGCAGAACGGGGAACCCCCGCCGGGTATCGTGGGCCGGGTCGATAAGGCCACGGAAGGGTCCGTGAGCGTTTCTGCGGCCATGGATACGTCAGGCGTGTACGGCAAGGACTATTACGCGCAAACCCAGTGGGGCCTGTTGTATTGGCAGGCAACCCAGCAATTCCGCAAGGGTCGATACATTGCCCCGCCCCCGACGTGCGCCGATTTCAACGGCGGCCTGGGGTTCGGGTTCTTGGATCAGGGCGGCTTCGGTGGCCCCGGATTCGGCGGTGGCGGGGGTTGCAACGGGTGCTGACGTGGCCGTCAATCGCAAGGCTGTTACGCTAGATTTCGACCACGACCCGAAATACAAGCGTGTCCTAAAACAGATGGAAAAGCGGCTGAATACCGCCAAGTCCGTCAGTGTTGGAATTATGGCGGACGCCACCTACCCCGCCACGTACACCACGCGCCTGGACCACCGCATTACGGAACAACGCTCCACCACTTCGGTGGCGCAAGTCGCGTTTTGGAACGAATTCGGTACGAAGAAGTCACCGGCGCGGCCGTTCATGCGGACCACCATTACGGAACATAGCCCGCGCTGGGGTGAGTCGCTGGCGTATCTGGCGAAGGTGTACAATTACGACGCGTTCAAAATGCTGACTTCCATGGGGCAAGGTATCCAGGGCCAAATCCGCATGACCATTCAGGGGTGGGACGCACCGCCCAACGCGCCCTTTACGGTCGAAATCAAAGGGTTCAACAAGCCCCTGACCGACGAAGGTATCATGAAAGAGAAAGTGGACTATGTGGTGCTGAAATGAGCATGAACTTACACTCCATTGTGCGCGGCCCCATCGGTACCGTGAACCCCGAATACCTGGGCGTATGGATGAAATCCAACGGGTTCACCCAGGACGCCGAAGGCAACCCACTGCCGCAGTACGTGACGAATACCGGCGTGCCCATGCAGGTACAGGCCCTAAGCGGCAAGGACTTGATACACACCGATTTCATTTCCCAACAGGGCGTCAAGCGGGCGGTGTACTTGTTCGGCAACGTCACCGGCGTGGTGCGCCCTGACGCCCAGGGCGGGGACTTGCTACTGTTCCCCGAAGTCCGCGGCGGCCCGAACCGCACGTGGCTTGTGACCCATGTTCTGGAAACATGGACCCCCGACGTGCGCGGCTGGTGTCGCGTGGGCGTGGTCCTGCAGACGGATGTAACGCCATGACCCTGACCGTTTCCCCGACGTTGCCCCAGGTATTCGCGGACTTACGCGCGTTTCTGCTGACCATTGTTCCCGCGGGAACAATTGTCCTGAAGGGTCCCGTAAACCGGGCCGCGCAGCCCGCGGTTGACCATATCGTGGTGACTCCGACGTACCGTAAGCGATTGCGGACGAACGAGTACACGGACGACCCCATAAACCAGACCACAGCCATGGAAGAAGGGGTACAGCTGGACGTGCAAATAGACTGCTATGGCGGCACGTTGGCCCCCGACTGGGCGACCATGATTGAAACCGTTTTCCGCAGCGAATACGCCACCCAGGCGTTGACTACGTGTCAGCCACTGTATGCGGACGATGCCCGACAAATGCCGCTGGTTACGGGGGAAGAACAGTACCTGCAGCGCTGGCTGGTACGCGCGGTCCTGCAGTACAACCCGGTCACGACCACGGTGCAACAGTCCGCCACGTCGCTATCGGTCACGACTGTCAACGTAGACGAAGCCTACCCACCGACGTGAACTATTTGACGTAACGCCCCCAGACGGGGGATTATGTCTGCAAGTCCGCCGGTGCGTCCCGCACTGGCCCCCGGAGCTTGCAAAATGAATTCCATTCCAGCCAGTCAATTGGTCAGCGTCATCCCCGGAGTGTTGACCGCGGGCGGCAATCTGCTTGCACTGAACGGCGTCTTTTTGACGCAAGACACGTCCATCCCGGTGGGCACTGTGCAGGGGTTCCCCAGCGCAGCGGCCGTTACCAGCTGGTTCGGGGCCGGGTCCGCTGAAGCGACCATGGCGGGAGTCTATTTCCAGGGGTTCCAGGGGGCCAATATCCTGCCGGGAACGCTCTATTTCATGCAGTACAACACGGCGAACGTTGGCGCATACGTGCGCGGCGGGGCGCTGACCCTGACGCTGACCCAGCTGCAGGCCCTTTCTGGAACGCTTATCACCACCGTGGACGGCGTGGCCAGTACATCGCTGGCCATCAATCTGTCCAGCGCGTCCAGCTTCACGAACGCCGCGGCACTCATCCAGACCGGCATCCAGGGCGGCACGCCGTCCAGCACGGCCACCGTCACGTATGACAGCCTGCGCGGCGCGTTCGTCATCCATTCCCCCACCACGGGCGCGTCGTCCACGATGGCGTTCGTTACCGGCACCCTGGCTGCCGGCCTGAACCTGACTGCGGCCACCGGTGCGGTGCTGTCGCAAGGTGCCGTGACCGCTACGCCGGCCGCGGCCATCCCCGCGCTGGTCGCCCTGACGCAGAACTGGGCGACCGTGACGACCACCTGGGAACCGACCACGAACGACAAGGTGGCCTTCGCCACCGCCGTCAGCGCCCAGGGCCAGCGGTACGCGTACATCGGCTGGGACAGCGACGTGACCCCCACCCAGGGTTCCGCGCCGAACAGCTTCGCGGTGCTGACCAGCACCCTGAACGGCCGTATTGCCATCTGGGGCGGGTCCGACAAGGCCGCGTTCATCGCCGGTACCACGGCGTCAATCGACTTCACCCAGGCCAATGGACGCATTACCTATGCGTACAAACAACAGGCCGGGCTGGTGCCGGAAGTCACCAGTGCGACGGTGGCCACGAATCTGTTGGCCAACGGGTACAATTTCTACGGGTCGTATGCGACCGCCGCGCAGCAGTTCCAGTTCCTGCAGAACGGCCAGATTTCGGGCGCGTGGCTGTGGATTGACCCGTATATCAACCAAATCAAGTTGAATTCGGACCTACAGGTGGCGTTCATCACGCTGTTGTCGCAGGCCAAGGCCGTACCCTACATCCAGCGCGGGTACGACCAGATTCGCGCCGCGGCCCTGGGTCCCATCAATGCGGCCCTGAACTTCGGCAGCATCGTGGCCGGGGTCACTCTCAGCACGTCGCAGTATGCCCAGGTGAACGCTGCGGCCGGCCTGAACATTGCCGACACGCTGCAGTCGCAGGGCTGGTACCTGCAGATTTTGCCCGCGGCCCCGACCACGCGCACCAGCCGGGGCAGCCCGCCGATGACGCTGTGGTACACGGACGGCGGGTCTGTCCAGAAAATCAACCTTGCGTCAATCGACATTGAGTAACCAACCATGTCCACAATCACTTCGGCCAACAGTAGCTTGATTATCAACCCGCGGCTGCTGGGCGCGTTTTCCGGGCTGCTGCCCGCGGTCGCCGGTGTTGGTATCAGGGTGCAGGGCTACGCGTCAGACGACGCATTTGCGACGGAAGCGGTGGACACCGCGGAAGCCCGCATCGGCGTGGACGCCAACATGTCGGCCGGCTACCTGCCCCACCTGACCAAGCAGGTAATCACGCTGCAGGCTGATTCTGTCACCATTCCGCTGTTCGACACGCTGGTGGGCGCGCAGGATTCGCTTCGGGAAGTCGTGTTTTTGGACGGCATCCTGACACTGCCATCACTGGGCAAGTCGTACGCGCTGGTCAAGGGCGTGTTGACCCGGTTCACTCCGATCCCCCCGGCCAAGAAAGTGTTGGAACCGGTCACGTATGAAATTACGTGGAACACCGTCCAGCCCGCGCCGGTGACGGTCTAATGGCCCGCACAACGCGAATCGTGACCATCACCGCCGATGGTCGCGACAAGGGGAAGTCCTTCCTAATCACGGAAATGCCGGCGGATCAAGGCGAATGGTGGGCTGCCCGTGCGCTGATTGTCATGGGCAACGCTGGCGTGGATATGCCGGCCAACGCGCTGGGCGCGGCCATGGCGGGGCTGGCCGCAGTCGAAGCCAGCAAGGGCGCAGCGTCCGCGCTGTTCCTTGTGGGCCTGAAGATGTTGCCCGGCGTGAATCCGGTGGCCCTGAAGCCCTTGCTGGACGAAATGATGACATGCGTTCAGTACGTGCCACCGGGCCAGGGTGTACCGGCCCAGTCGCTTATGGACGGGGCGTATTGCCAGATTGAAGAGATTTCGACCCGGCTGCAGCTGCGCGCGGAAATACTGGAAGTCCACCTGGGTTTTTCTTTAGCCGGCGTCGCCTCGATTTTGGGCACCACCCCGCCCGCGGTTCCGGCTTCCTGAGCTATGCCAACGTCCCGCGCGTAATCGGGGCGTTAATGTCTGCGCGAATGGCGACCCTGCACGAACTGCAAACCGTGTACGGGGTGGCAGACGCGTATAATATGCTGGAAGTCCTGAACGTGGACTTGCACAACCAAAGGGTGGCCGCCCGTGTCGTCAACAACCGTCATTGACCAGCTGGTAATCAAGCTGGGCCTGGACCCGCGCGACTTCACCAAGGGTGAAAAGCAAGTCGCGGCCGAAGTCCTGAAGACCCAGCAAGCGGTGGAGCGGTCCAGCGGGGTCATGTCCGGCAGCCTGGGCAAGCTGGCAACGCGGTGGATAGCTGTCGGTACCGCCGTGGCCTTGGTCAAAAAGGCCGTGAACGCGATTGACGACGTGGCGACCCGCACGCGCCAGCTGGGCATTGACGCGAAGAACTACGACATTGCCGCGGACCGGCTGCGGAACTTCGAAAACGCCATAGTCATGATGGGCGGCAACGCGGAAGCGGCCCGGCAGACCGTGGGCGGATTTCAACGCGCTATCTTCGACTTGGCATACAACGGCCAAATGTCGGATTCGTTGGTTATGTTGGCCCGCCTGGGCGTACAGTTTCAGGACGCCAGCGGCCACGCGCGGCAGTTCAAGGACATACTGTTGGATACCGCGGACGCGATAGCCAACGCCCAGTCCCAAGGCATGACGCGCGCCGATGCGTTCCAGTTCCTGCAACAGTCTGGATTCGACCCAGGAACGGCGAATGCCATCCTGCAGGGCCGGCAGGCTGTTGAAGCCGAACTGGCGCGGCAGCAGAACCGTATTCAAGTGACCCCCGACGCGATACAGGCCGCTGAACACGTGGCAACGTCGCGCATTGAGAAAGAACAGCAAATTGAAGGGTTCAA